AGCGGAAGCAACGTCTGAAGAAACAATCAATACGTTACCTTTACCACGACGAGTTTGTTTTGCAATAACGTTAGCATAACGTTCAATTTGGAAAATCAAACCTTTGAAACGCTCTACAGACCAACGACCGTTAGAGTCAGTATCTAAGTCGAAATAACCAGCAGTTGTTGTACCATACTGAGCACCTACAACAGCAGTTGCGTAGATAGTACGGATAACTTCACGGTTAATTTCAGAAAGAATCTCAGTAGACAGAATGTTAGACAATTCTGTTTCTGCGTCAAGACCGTGAATTGCTTTCAAGTCTTGTGCAAGTTCTAGTGAGTACTCAGCCTTCAAAGCACGTGACTGAGCAGTTACAGTAACTTTCTCAATGCTGAATGCCATTTGTTGGAATACGTTAGCACCTGTACCGTAGTCAGCAGCGCCTAAGAATTCAGCGTTAACTGTTGGAACACCAATACCAGTTGTGTAAGCATTGTTAGCCAAACTGTTGATAGGGTTAGTACCTGTATCAGTAGCTGTTGTACCTTGGAAACCGTATGGGTTTGCAGCAGAGTTACCAACAGAGAATACTGTGTTGGCTTCATTGAAGAAAGCCTCAGAACCTGTCTGGTTAGCGTAACGAGCACGCATTGCAAAAATCAAACCTGTTGGTCCAGTCATTGGTTGAACACCAGCAACGTCATAAGCAATCAAGTTTGGTAGTGAACGGCGAACCAAAGAAATCAAGATAGGGTCAAAGTTAGACACACCACCTGTTACGTTTGTTGGACCTGCATCGGAAACTTCGTTAAGAGCTCGAGCACTCTCACGCATTTCACGTTGTTGGTTCTCTAGAACAAGCGCAGTAACTGCACGCTTGTACGGGTCTTTAATAGACTCTAGTTCTGGATGATCCAAAACTGGCGCCCATTTTTTCTGTAAGTCTTCTGTTAGATACATTATGGTTTCTCCTTATGAGTATCTTTGATGGTAAGTTTATTTATAAAAATTTTATTTTACCAATGTCTGAGAAATTGTTTTGGCGTAAGATTCAATTAAAGAATCAGAAGAACCTTTTGATTTCTTCACTTCTTCTTCAATATGAACTTCGTCATCCAATGCAGAATTATTAGCAAATTTTACTGAACTCTTGAAATATGAATCTTTGAGTGTTTCTAATTTGTTAGAAAATTCGGTCTCAGTAGTGTATTCAATACTCTCTGCGAGTGATTTCATTTTTTCTACTTGAGTTTGAGTTAGGCCTTCACAAACTGTATGTACGGCCTCAATTTTTTTGTGTTCGTTAAGTTCTTTCTTCAATTGAATTGAAGTTCTAACTTGTGCGTTGTATTGTTCTTCAAGTTCATCTACCTTAGCAGATAATTCTTCAACAACATCAACTTTTTCTTCTGGAATGTCGATATAGTGTTCAGCAAATAACTTGTGTAGACCACCAATGAATTCTTCTACCACTTCAGCACGTAGGCCTTTGTCGATAGCAATTTGGTTTTCTTTTACCCATTCTTCAGTCATGTAAGTTAGGTAGTCATCAACTTTAGATGCCAAGTCTTCTTTGATTTCATCAACGGCAACTTGAAACTGTTCGACCAATTCGTTTTCCATTTCTTCAACAATTTCTTCTACACGTGTAGTAACGGCAGCTTCAAAAATTGTTGTTGCTTTAGTAGCAAATTCTTCTGAAAGATTTTCACCTGAAAGAAGAGCATCGATATCTTCTTTCATTCTCATTTTCATTTTTGCATGTCTTGCTTCTTTACGAGCCATTGCTTCAGATTCTTCTTCTTCTTCGATAACAGATTCGTCATCAACTTCAGATTCTTCACCATAAGACTGGAATGTTGCACCAGGATTCTTAGCTAATTTTTGTTGTGGTGTTGCACTACCTTTGCGGTCAACATAAGCAGGATCGTTTTGAACGAACGATTCTTTGTCGCCACCTAAGTCTGAACGACCTTGTGATTGACCAGGTTGTGGAGCCAATTTTTTCATTGGTTCTGAACCTACTGGTGGAGTTGCTCCAGGTGGTGTTGCCGTTGGCACACCTTTAGTTGCTTCTACGCCTTGGTTGCTAGTGATACCACCAACTTCTTTAGTGCCATAAGCAACTTCGCCAGAAAGCTTACCGCCTTTGTCGCCTGAACCACGCTTAGAAGCAACGCTGGCTTCCAAGTTTTCTTTTGCGCCTTCTAAAATGTTTTTAGCGGCTTCTGACAAATTGAATTTTGACATTTTTAAAATCTCCTTGATTTAGTATGGATATTTATAATTAAAGTTTTTTAAGGAATGTTTCGAATATGCGTAGACTTACTTCTTCAATCTCTCGACCACTTGCTTTTTTAATCGCACGTATTGCTTGAGTTTGTTCAACTTCCGTCCAACGACCATCCACCATCATCCATTGTTTGCCTTCCATAATACCTTGAACAAAGGCACCAGGTGCAGACGGGTCTGCTACAATATCTGCCGCTGTGGCTAGATGAAAGTCATCTTGAACAATGTTAACACCATTGATGCATTTTATAGAACCTAAACCTCTAGATGAAACTCCTAATTGAGCTCCTCCTTCGATAAGGTTTCTTGCAATGTTACCCATTGGAGTTTCAAGAATCTTTGCTTTGCCAATCCAAACAGAACCTTCTTTGCGTAATGCCACGTTTAAGTGAGATACACGGTCAAGATTGATGGAAGGTGTTTCAGGATGTCCCAATTCACCAAAAGCACGGTTTTTATTAATATATTCTTCTGTGTATCGTTCAACCTCTTTATGCATGATATCTTCTTTATACATGCGGTTGTTACGATTTACCTTTTCTGCTACGAGGAAAGGTCCTTCGATGTACAAGAATTTCTTGCCATCTTTTTCTTCAGTTATATAATTAACGGTTTCATTAATTTCTTTAATAAGTTTCATATTAATGTGGTTCCAAATTATATGGTTTGTAATTAAACGCAGCAGGATCATTAAGTTGGCCACGTTGATAATGAGAATTGTCTTTACGTAATTCCATAACAATAGTGTATGAATCATTTGCTGACATACCACGTGTTACTATACCAATATCACCTATGCAACCAGCAGTTCCTGCAGCATTATTTGAAATTGTAATCCAATTGCCATGGCCATTATATTCTCCATTGGCGTTCATGATAAACATTGGTATTTTACTACTCGCATTCCAAAATAATTGAACATCTCCATTAGAAGAACAATCATACCATAATCTTGAAGTGGCCAATCCATAATAAGAAAGTGCGCCAGTATTTGCTGATGATGATAACAAATTTCCTTTTGAACTATCTAAAGCACCAGATAGTGTATTTGCTTGTACACGAGCAACGTTTGATTCTTGGCCTGATGCACCATCGAAAGAACCAGTCAATTTAATAACAGCATGTTCTGTTGTATCTTTCAATACTTGATATGTGAATGAATTTGCCATTGTTTATTCCGTTATTCTTGTGTTTGTTCTTCGGATTCTTCGTCTTCGGATTCAAACGATTCTTCTGATTGTGGATCTTTAATCAAATTCTGTGCAATCGACTGTTTGTGTGCAGCCAAATGAGCAGAAACTTTATCGTGAATTGCTCCATATAATGCATTTCGCATTTCACTTGCATTATCGTCATATGCGTAATCTACAACTGCTCTAGTATTATCTGTCATTTTTATTCTCCATAATTAGTTTATTTATATCACTATTGGCTTCTTCTTTTTTATTGGAAGTTTTTGTATTAGTTTTTTGTTCTGGTACATCAGTTTCGGTGTCCAATGGTGCACCGTCTGGTGATAATCCTAATGAACGATTAATATCTGGCATCATTATTTGATTTTGAATATCTGTAGGAAGACCACGGCCATCTTTCTTTTCTTTCTCAATCTCTTTACGCATAGATTTGATTTCATCATCAGACAACCGCAAAACATTACGTTGAATCCATGCTTGTGAAAAGTAATTACCAGTATATGGATCAACAGAAGACAACAACTGTAGTCTGTTGGTCATCAATTCAGCATCTTTTAATTCTGTAAAGTTATTATCTTTAATAAAGTCATAATGAATATTTTCTTTAAATTCATTCCACTCTTCATTAGTACAAATACCTTTAAGTACACACTGTACACGCAATGTTTGGTCAAAAACATCAGAGAACTTTATTCTCATACGTTCAACAAATTTACTAAACTTTAATTCATCACGTGTAATTTCAGCTGAACGGCCAAGTGAAAAACTTTGATCCGGTTCTAATCTAGAAATTGGTACTGACAAAGCACCATACAATTTCTTTTGAAAATACTTAATGTCTTCTAGTTCGCCTAAATTTTGACCACCAGGCAATGTTGTAATTTCTGTACCTTTGCCACCTTCTCTACGTGGCAACCAATAATCTTCCATCATTGACAAGTATTTTCGGTCATCACGTACTTCACCAGTATTGGCATCATATACAACTTTGTTCTTATACTTGACCATGATATCACGGAGGTATTGTTCTGCCTTTAGTTTTGGCAAGTTACCAACGTCAATATAAAAAATTCTACGTTCTGGTGCTCTAGAGATACGATAGATAACAATCGCATCTTCAATCATTCTCAACTGATTAAGTGGTTTGATTGCTTTGTGCAGATACGACAACACCACTGCTCGGCGAGAATCCATCAAACCAGAAACAACGGAGATGATAGAATCAGTAGTAATGCGTACACCAACTGGTCCAAAATTTGCAGATGAACCTGTAACAACCTTGTCATTATAGATGTAGTATTCATTTACTGTATCTACAATATCAACACCTGTACGCTCATCTTTTTTCTTCTTTAACTCACGAACTTTGCGAAGCTTCCGTGGATCTATATATCTTAATTCTTTAATACCTTCTACCGGATTTTCTCTGTCAATTACTATGTGGTAATACATTCTTCCGTCAATATAGTATCTGCGGAATATATCTTGTGCCATTTTGTTGTAATTAAACAACCGAAGGACATTTTGAAATTCTTTCTTGATAGAATCTTTAATCTTATCTGGTTGTTTTAAATTGTCCAGTACAATTTCAATTGTTTTCCCGTCATCGTCTTGACAAATTGCTTCGTTAACGATATCATCAATTGCTGATTCAATTTCTGGCTGCATAGCCATCTCACGATATCGGGAAATCAACTCTACTTCATTTTTTGCAGTTCCATCTAAATCAACATATGTACCATAATATGCTGCTGATTGAATTGTTAATGCACCATCATCGTTTGTTTGGGGTGCGAACGATTTCTGCACAGCCGAGTCTTCTTCAGACTTTTGGCGTGAGATTGTAAATCCAAAAAGAGAGAATTTATTGTTTATATCTGCCATGTTACCTTCATATTAAAGTCAAAAAAACATAGGAAAGGGAGAATGAACTCCCTTTCCATATAATAAAATTAAGAAGTACTTGCTGCTTCCCACCATTGATAGGCAAAAGTGATGCCATATTCTTCTATGGAGTCATTTGTTCCCCAATCTAAACCAATTGGTTCAATATCGGTTGGGAATAAACCCACGAACCTATAAGTTTTAATTGCATCACCATTCTTAGCATATTGAGTCACAGTAGCATCTGCTGTATAAGATGTTGGACTTTGTGCATCGTCGTTTCTTTTATTACCCACATGACTATTTATTGCGTTCATCCATGATTCCATGGCGTTACGAATTGTAAAATCTTCATCGTTGATGATTTGTACGGACCAATCTGGAAAAGTTCTATTTCCAGCAAACTTCAACTCACGACCAAAGTAAAACACTGGGACTGTGCCGAGTGTTGAACCTGGAAGTTGTGAAGCTTTAGCCATAAAGGTTGTTTTTGAACTGGCAACTGCATTGCCGGCCACGATAGTTGGGAAGTTTAACGATACTGAAAATAGATTGGGACGGGCACCGTCTCCAATCATGTTTGAACGAAACTCTGTTACATTGAAAGCCATTGTTTTCTCCTAATTTCTTTTTTATTTATTAGACTGAACCAACAACTGTAGCGAAATTAACACCTGTTGCAACTGCAACGAAGTTCAACTGAATGTAGTTAATCGAACGTGCAGGTTTAACGTAAATATCACCAACAAATTGGTTGCTATCAATTACTTGTGGAGTGTTATTAGTTGTATCGCAAACTACTTTGAAGGCTGTAATACCACGGCGGCCTTGTATATCACGTAAGAACGGATTAACAATTGAAACGAATTGAGCACGTGTAAATTCATCATTAAATTCGAACATTGAATATTGTGCGGCTTTTGCAATTGCTTTTTCTAGTGCAATAAACAATCTACGAACGTTGATTCTATCAAAAGCTGATGGTTTAGACTGCAATGTTTTGTCACCAAACAGAACTGTACCTGAACCAGGTAGAGAAATAACAGGATTGATACCAAGTGAATATAGTGTATCACGGTATGTCTTGTTAGGATTCCATGCCAACTTAATAGCATTCTTAATTGAACCACGATTTAGACCAGCTGGAGAGAACCATGGATCACGAATATTATCTGTATATACACATAGACCAGCAGTGTCACCATTTAATGGAATCCAACGATATACGTTATTATATCTGTCAAATTGGTATTTCCATCCTGAATCTGCAACAGCATATGAAGAAGAACGTGATAGTTGTGTTAACCATGTAGAGATTAAGTTCATCTCGCCACCTGGATTGTTAACAACCGCAGTAATTGGAGGAGAAACGAAAGTTACACAATCACGGCGAGAACCAACGGCAGGATTAATATCAACACCACTAATGTTATCGATAACATATTGTTGCACAGTAACGTTTCCGTCACCAGTCATAACCAAGTCTACGTTAACGGCTTCTTTGTTTTGAAATTCAGCAAAACCAGCAACTGTGTTTGCTGTTGTACCAAGGTCATCATTACCTATTACAAACTGCACCGTATATGGAGTTGGTAGATTTGCAAAGTTGTTGTTCAATGCGGGTCTGTTCCAAGTTGCATTGGTAGTGGCATAGTTTGGAGGATCCATTGCATAAACATAACGTGACTGGTCAAATAATACTTGTTTCCAGAAATTAGATTTGCCGTTCAATGCAGCATCGGATGCCTTAGACATGAATGGGAATGTTTCTAGCACTGTACCTTTTGTACCAGTGAAAGCTCCGCCAGCATCGATAACAATCATGTGGATTTCATCGTTTGCACCACCGGCTGTAGAAGTAAATACTGATGTGCTTGGAGCAGAACTGAAGTAACCTGAATAAGCCCAACCAGAATAATTGTTCGAATCTGCAATAGAAACTTGCAATGAGTTACCCATAGCACCAGGATATCTTGCGATAACTGGACCATAAACGTTATTGTTATTCTGGTTCAAGAAAGTGTACTGGAAGGTATCAGGATTCTTGATTTGTAAGTTAATAGTTGACGCAACGGCCGCATTATTTGCGGATTGACCAACAGTACGTACAATGTTTAGATTATTACCATAAGACAAAAAGTTGGCAGCTGTAAAGAATGAAACTGCTGAGTTCGAATCAGGAGTACCAAAACGTTGAGCCAAAATAATTTCATCCGAAATTAAAGTAATTTTATTGACTGGACCCCAACGGAAGTAACCAGCATAAGCACCAGCGGTAGTAGATACGGAAGGAACGATTGTTGTTAAATCAACTTCCGAAATAGCTACGCCTGGAGAGAGTTGAAACGCCATTTTATTCTCCTTGAATTATTATAAGTGTGGTCGTTTAAAATACCATCATAATATTTATGAAACACCAAATTTACAAATTATTTTTAAAATTTCCCATAAACGAAGAATATGTGGAACTACCGCTACCGGTCTCCCATAAATCACCATCAATGAGTTCTAAATCTGAATATGAAGTCATTGTGTCATCCATGATTGGTGCCGGCACCATTTCCTCATCAAATTGATTCATATTTTCAGCCTGAATTTGTTTTCTCAGATCATGATTAACAATTTCTCTAAAATATTTTTGAGTGGTTACCCATCCAAATAACACCAAAGACATAACCAAATCATCATTAGCATCGTCTTCTGCTGCAAAAGAGTTTTTCTTTGCAACAAAAGTAGTTAACTCTGAATATGTATCAAAATCGTTAATTATAAGTTTGTCACCTTCAATCAAAGCTTTGAGGTTTGAACAACCAATGCGTTTGACTTGAGGAGACATTTTCAGTCCCATTTGTATACCTCTGGCAAAACCAGCCGATAACTGTTGAGGTTTTTTATTACCAGTAAACACTTTCCACAGATTTTCATATTCTAAGTCAGAATGTAATGTTTCTGCCACCTGTGGTGTGTTGTTTATTTCCACCAACACATATGCATCATTATACAATCTGGCTGCATTATAGATTATGGTTGGAAATAATATTGGTGAAATGGTTGAAGACTTGTATGCCGCAACTTGTTTGTATGGTGTTTTGGATATGTCTATGATTGTAAATGAAGAACAATCTAAACCTTTACCTTCAGAAACATCAACACACATGGCATACAGATGGTCTTTCATATTGACTTCATCTGATTTAATTGGTGCTTCATATATCCTCAACATATCATGTTCGGTGATAGGATTGATATAAGTAATTTCTTGTAATTTTTTGGCAGAGATTAAAGTATTTGATGAACCTAAAAACTCAGTTTCAAACTCTTGACTAAATTGTCGTTCAGAAGTGTTACGAATTGTTTCTTCTTTCCAG